TAAGTATTCAATACTAGTATTACCTTTAAGAAAATATAACAATTCTGTTACTATGCCTTTGAAATACATTTTCTTTGTTGTGAGTAGAGGAAACCCTTCTGACATCTTGTGTCTAATTTGTCTCCCAAAGACAGAAATGGTTGACCCGTTCCTTGTTTCTTTTTTAACTCCGTTATCAAGTATATCTTGCAATAAGTTTGTGTAATCCTTGTCTATATTATTCATAATTTTTAATTTTTATATCCCCAAATAAAACCACCAGCCGTCTCTTGTTTTCCTTTACACGCAGCACTAATGTTATATATTTTTAATTCTTTTTCGGCCTCACTAATTGATAACCATTCTTGTATTAACTCACCACCAATAGAAAATTGGTTAACTGGTTTCTTATGTTTAGATGGTCCAATACTTATACCTTTTTTTGTTTTAGAAATCTTATCTGAAAAACCTAATGGTTTAGGTTTTCTCATTTTTTCCTTAGATTCCTCACTATGTGTTCTACCTAATGATGAATTTTTAATTTTTTCTTTAGCCTCATCAGTATGTGACCAACCATCTTTAAGTTTCTTTTGTTGGTAGTCTGAAATCTTTTTTTTCCACTCAGCTTGTTTAATATCAGCAACGTCTTTTCCGTATTTATCAACCCAAATTTGATATCTACCCTTTTTAATTAAATCTGGTTGGTTTTGTTTATTATGATTAGAAAGTTTTTGTTTTTGTTCTTTTAACTTTTCGTTTGCGATATCAACACCAAATTTTTCAATCCAATAATTGTAAACACCTTGTTTAGCTATTTTAAAACCAGCTTCTCTATCACCCTCGGCACCACCTTTAGATATGTTGTAACCTATTTTTCTGTTAGTGCTATCCAACTCATTTATCCAATAAATTTCACGTTCATTTAATTCATCTTTATCTTTACAATTCTCTAAGATTTCCTTAACGAAGTTGTTCTTACCGTATTTTGTTATAGCTCTTTTAAGTGCTTTACCAGAACCTAGATAATCTGGGTCATTATTACTATCTTGACCAACATATATTTTTTTATTAATCAAATTTGTTGTTTTATATATAATCATATTTCAGTTTATATATAAATACTTTAAATATTTAAAAAGACCCAGTTCTATCTAGTTTTTTTAATAAATTATTTTACGTTCCAGTTCTATCACCTTTACGAGTACCATTTTCTAAAATGTCTTTTAATAATTCTTGATATCTTACGTCAATATTATTCATGAACAATTTCTGGTTTTTGATTTTTAACTTTCTCAAATGTTGAGATTTTATCTTTTAACCCAGCCAATGACGCTGTTGTAACGTTACCATTTTTAAGATAGTTACTGATAATATCACTCATGTTTTGTAACATTTCTTTTACAGCAACATCTGGTGTAACTTGTGGTTCTTCTTGGTCTTTTAGTTGTTCAACTTCTTTTAAGATTTCAGTAGTATCAACATTATCCAATTTATTAGTAGTATATTTTTTAATGTGTGTGTTCAATACTGAACCTTGACTATCAGCAGTTTCAAAACGCATGTAGTCAGTTTTTGCAACATCAGTGTATTTGTATTGTCCACCGTTGCTGAAAATAATTGTTAATTCGTTTGTTACAGTATTATATACTGATGCGCAAATGTTTGATGAAGAATAAATTGCTTTTATTACTCCTTCTTTTTCTTTTCTTTTTAGAATCATACTTCTTTATTTTATTTATTTTTGTTATGTGTTCTATACGAATTTATTTCATTTAAATGAAATATTTTTGAGGTTTGAATGATTTCATTCGATTCCCCGTTATACTCTTTTGTGGTGATAATCATGTGGTTACCAGTTATTACCATTCCAGCATCTTCAAATTCTACCTTTGATAATGATGGCATAACTACGTCATTAACAACTGTTTTAACCAATAATTCTACCCTTTCAAAGGTTGGTATCATATTTGGATTCATTATTTACTTTTTATACAAATATACTAATATTTATGTTAGAAGTCAATGTTGATTTAATAAATAATTTTTAGTAATATTGCTAAAAAAAAGTACATAAAATGGGTTATATGAATAGAGAGATTTATCCAAAAGTTAAGATAATCATGAATCAGTCAATAAAAGAGGCTAAAAACTTTGATGATTCAAAAGTTAGACCAGAACATATTATCTTATCTATTTTATCGGATGATGATAATGAATGCACGAAAGTGTTAAAAAAATTAAAAGTTGATACATCAGAATTATATGATAAACTTTCTGATTATGTTAGAAAAAGTGATTTAATACCTAGAGGTTATAATTCTGTTAAAAGAAGTTTACCTTTTTCTGATGAAACTAAAACAATTTTAAAAACACTAGACAAAGAGTGTGAAAAACTTAATGACAATATGATTGACACAACACACATCATGTTGGCTATATTAAATTCAAAACAACCCATTGTAGATTTCATGACGAATATCGGTGTTACATATCCAAAGTTTAAAAAAACTATGTTAGGTGAAAAACCAGATGATATTAAAAATGGGGCGTTAGATGATGATGGTGATGAAATGGAATCATTTAAAAAGAAACAAAAACCTAGTGACACAAAAAGTAAAACACCAGTGTTAGATAATTTCTGTAGGGATGTGTCTAAAGCAGTTGAAAGAGGTGAGATTGACCCAGTTGTTGGTAGAGAATCTGAAATAAAAAGAGTCTCTCAAATCTTATCTAGAAGAAAGAAAAACAATCCAGTTCTTATTGGTGAACCAGGTGTTGGTAAAGCACAACCACTAGATGCTAAGGTATTAACACCTAATGGGTGGACAACTATGGGTGAAATAAATATTGGTGATGAAGTATTAACACCAGAAGGTAAAACAACTAAAGTAATTGGTGTATATCCACAAGGTGAAAAAGATATTTATAGAATTAGTTTTAAAGACGGTAGAAGTACTGAAGCTTGTGGTGAACACCTATGGAAAGTTTATGGGGTACCAGTAGGTAAAGAAAGAAAAAAATCTTGGTCTATTATTAATACGCTAGATATAAAGGATAAATTAGAAAACACCAAATATAAATTAAAATTACCTTTGGTGTCTGAAAATATAACTAAAGATGAAAAATTAGATTATATTATCGACCCTTATTTAATGGGGTTATTATTAGGTGATGGTCATTTTGGTAAATATGAACTTTCACTCACTACCGATGATATAGAAATAGTTGAAAATGTTAAGGAAATAATTGGGTTAGATTATAAATTAGCTATAAATGGTAATGGTGTAAAAACAAACACGTTTAAAATTAATATATCTGAAGATATATTAAATGAAAAAAGAACTAGATATTATAAAAATGATAGAATCCACCCATTGTTGGAAGAAACTGATTTATTGCATTTAACCGAAACAAAATCAAATAATAAATTTATCCCAGAAAAATATAAAAACGGCTCGTTAAGTCAAAAAATATCCTTAATACAAGGGTTAATGGATTCTGATGGAACTGTTACCAAAACTGGTACATTACAATATTCTAGCGTTAGCTATAAGTTAATTAAAGATATGCAAGAATTAATTTGGTCTATTGGTGGTGTTGCAAGTATAAGTAAAAAACAAACCTCTTACACATATAAAGGTGTTAAAAAATTAGGTCAAGTTTCCTATGTTTTATCTATTAGATATCACTCACCCAAAAATTTATTCTTATTAGAGAGGAAAAAAGAAAAAATACCAACTAATTACCAATATTCTAAAACACTTAAAAATAACATTGTTAATATAGAGTTAATTGGTAAAAAAGAGGCTAAATGTATAATGATTGAAGACGATAATCATTTATACGTTACAGACAATTATATTGTAACACATAATACTTCTATTGTTGAAGGGTTGGCACAACTTATTAAAGATGGAAACGCACCAAGAACACTTATCAATAAAAGAATTTTTAGTTTGGATTTAGCTTCAATTGTTGCTGGTACAAAATACCGTGGTCAATTTGAAGAGAGAATGAAAGCGATATTAGAAGAATGTAAAGCTAACCCAGATGTTGTATTATTCATAGATGAGTTACACACTATTGTAGGTGCTGGTAACGCTTCTGGTTCGTTAGACGCATCCAATATCTTCAAACCAGCTTTGGCTAGGGGTGAATTGCAAGTAATAGGTGCTACAACGTTAGATGAATATCGTGAGAATATTGAGAAAGATGGTGCATTGACTAGACGTTTCCAACAAGTACTTGTTGAAGAACCAACATTAGAGGAAACAAAAATCATCCTAAACAACATCAAAGAAAAATACGAAAAACACCACAAAGTAAAATATACTGATGAAGCCATTGAAGAATGTGTTAAACTATCCGCTAGATACATTATGGATAGAAGTATGCCAGATAAAGCCATTGATGTTTTGGATGAAGCTGGTGCGACAACAAATGTTGGTGTTGAAAAACCAGACAATATTAAAGAATTAGAAGCTAAAAGAAACGAGATAAACGAAAAGAAAAAAGAAGTTGTCTTAAAACAAAAATATGAGGAAGCAGCTAAACTTCGTGATGAAGAGAAAAAAGTTACCGAAGATTTAGAAAAAGCAATGTCTGATTGGCAAGCCAAATTAGATAAAAAAGTAACAGAGGTTGGTATTGAAATCATCTCTGAAGTAGTATCTATGATGACTGGTATCCCATTAACAAAGATATCAACACAAGAAAGCAAAAGATTAATGAACCTAGACAAAGAATTGATGGGTAAAGTAATCGGACAAGACGATGCTGTAACAAAAGTTATCAAAGCGATAAAAAGAAACCGAATTGGAATCAAAGATAAAAATAAACCAGTTGGTTCATTTATCTTCTTAGGTCCAACTGGTGTTGGTAAGACATTATTAGCTAAACTTTTGGCTGAACAAGTTTATGGTGACCCAGAATCTCTTGTTAGAATTGACATGTCAGAATACATGGAGAAACATTCAGTATCAAGACTTGTTGGTCCACCTCCTGGTTATGTTGGTTATGACCAAGGTGGTCAGTTGACTGAAAAAGTTCGTAGAAAACCACATTGTGTTATTTTATTTGATGAAATTGAAAAAGCACACGAAGACGTATTCAACATACTTTTACAATTATTAGATGAAGGTCATTTAACTGATGGATTAGGTAGAAAAATTAATTTCAAAAACTCACTTATCATCATGACATCAAACATTGGCGTTAAAGAAGTTAATTCATTTGGTAAAACAATGGGGTTTGAAACAGCGGCATCAATTGTTGGTGAAGAAAACAGAGCTCGTTCAATTATTGAAAAAGCACTAAAGAAAAAATTCAAACCAGAGTTCTTAAACCGTATTGATGAAGCAATTATTTTTAGAGGTTTAACACAAGAAGATATACATAAAATTATTTACTTAGAAATTGAAAAACTAGAAGAAAGAGTGATTGAAATGGGTTATAAACTAAATGTAACCAAAGAAGCAATCGAGTTTTTAGGCAAACAAGGTTATGATGAGGCATATGGTGCCAGACCGTTAGCCAGAGCAATACAACATTATGTTGAAGACCCAGTTGCTGATGAAATTTTAAATGAAAATTTCAAAGAAGGTGAAACGATAGAGGTCGCATTTGACGAGAAAAAAGAAGAGCTGATTATCAAACAAGCAAAAACTAGAAAAACAAAATAAAATAAAACCCACAATTTTTTGTGGGTTTTTTTATATTTATAAGTATGAAACCGATAATAAAACAATTATTAAGAGAAAGACTTTTAACTAAAGATGATTTAGATATTAGAGAAGTTGCTGATTTTGTTAACTTCGCTAAAGACTTTATTGGTATTGATGATGATGTTAAAGTTGAATTAGCGTTTGAAAGAACTCCAGATTTAAGAACTACTGCTTATTACAACAATGGTGAAAAACGCTTAAAAGTATATGTTAAAAATAGAGCAATAGTTGACGTATGTAGGTCAATTGCTCATGAATTAGTTCATCATAAACAAAATGTTACTGGAGCATTTGATGGTGCTGAAGACCCAGGTGCAGATGGTAGTGAGTTTGAAAACGAAGCAAACGCAGTTGCTGGTATTATAATAAGAAAATGGGGTAGATTACACCCAGAAATTTACGATTAATATGGAAAACAAATTAAAAGGTGGTAAAGGTGATAAAATGACACCTAAAAAAATTGCTGATAAATTCGATGTCAAAGTAAAAGACGTTAAAAAACAAATTGAATATGGTACATGTGTTGAGTGTGAACATACCGATGATAAAGAAAAAGCAAAAGAAATAGCTACTGACCATGTTGCTGAATTTCCAGATTACTACAATAGAATACATAAAATGGAAAAAGAGGCTGAGAAATACTGGGGTAAAAAAGAAAAAACAAACGAATCTAAAACATTCATCAAAAAATTACTTAAAGAAAATTTAGAAAATCAAAATATTGAACAACAAGTACAAAGTGAATTACAAAGATTAGGTTTAGACACTAATACGCAAGTTTATTTTAATGGACAACCAATAACATGTAGCAGAGAAAAAGTCGGTGAAGTAAACGAAGGGTTTAAAAATATCATAGCAAAAGCTTTTGTTGTCTGTTCAATAGCAGCTGGTGCTGTATCATGTCAAAAAGCCGACACTGAAGTTATGTACAAATATGTTTATGATGATGCTGGAAGTATAGAATATTCAAATAATAACGCACAGAATGTTAGAAATTCATGTTTGGTACCTTACGACCATGTATTATCACCAGAAGAAATCAGAGCTGAACAAGATAGGTTAGCAAATAAATATGCTACTGACTCTTATAAACAAACCCAAGTAATGAACGATACGTTGGTTCCAGTAAATGCGCCAACACCAAAATCACCAGATATTAATTATTCAAAATAAAAAAAGGAGGATTAATCCTCCTTTTTTGTTTCACCTATAAACTCATAACTGAAACATAACCTTTTATTATCATATACATGATTTTTATATGTGTTTGAATCAGTAACATCTTTTCTTATTTTTTTGTTTTTACTTGTCGGTTTCCATAATGGTGAATTTTCATAAAAACTACCCAATCTAGGGTGAGCTGTTCTTGAAAAATATCTATAACCTTGGTCTATATGATGTTGAGCAATCGCTGTTGAGAATCTCACACCAATCCCCATACCTTGAAAATCTGGTAACACAACATTGCGGTGACCTCTCCATGCATTTTTAAGTGTTCCACTAGGTAACGTAATAGATGCGAAGAAAGATACAACTTGGTCATCCCAAACTCCAATATAACACCTAGCTGCTTTATTAACATTACCATTTAAATAATGATGGTCTTTAAACATTCCCCAACTATCATTTGTTGTGCGATATATTTTGAGATTGATTTCTGGTCGGACAAAAAAAAACCGTCCAGCAGTTCTCCCGTGTCCGTGTTAATAACCCAATCTGGTTCCAGCCAATCGACAATATCCATATGGCACGTTGATATTACGATGTTCTCTAAATTGTTATTATTAACATACCTAGATAAAGCCACAGAAGCCGCTTTAGCGACATTTCTATCAACGACTGAGGTATACTCATCAATCACAGCATTTGATTTAATCTTACGGGCTAAATCAGCTCTAAATTTTTCACCATTGGATAACACATGATAGGGTTTATACCATGAAGGTATAGAATTGAACCCAACTGAACTTAATCGGTTGATTCCATCTTCTGGGTTATCAAAATGTGATATTACTGATTTATTTGGATTCCATTCTGGTTGTTCTTCAACACCAAAATGTTTTAATAATGTTGATTTACCAGAACCACTGGAACCAACGATAACACCTATCTTAAAATTTTTTGGTAATTTCTTAGGGAGCTTCCACGGATAAAAGGTTGAAATACCGTCAAACCTACAATCAAAAGCAGTTTCACTTGCTTCAATAAATTCATCTCGTTCAACTGTTGATGTTAATGGTGTTTTCTCTCTTTGTAATTTTTCTATTACTGCATTCATAAAACTTTTTATTATAAATATTAGTCAAATAATAAAAAGTTATGAAAATAAAATAGCTAGAGAAATAATTTATTTCTCCAGCCATAGTATTTTTTTTGAGGTAAAAGTTATTACTTTTTACCTTCTGTTAATGTCTTGAATTTTGCTTCTAAAGCAGCGATTTTGCTTTCTAAAACAGCTGTTTTTTGGTTTTGTTTTTTAGCTTGTTCGTTAATCCACTCTTGTTTCTTAACTGCAACTGCTTCATTAACGATGTTATCAATTAAATCTACTAAATCAGATTCTTTGATTTTAACTGTTTTTTTTGCAACTGGTTTTACGTTTGACATATTTCTAAGGTTTAATTAAATCTTATTTTCTATATAAATATATAGCAATATATAAAAAAACCAAAAATAGAAAATTAATTTGTTAATAAAACCACTTCAAACAAATGTAACAAAACATATCTGTCAAATTTTTTTCTAAAAGAAAAATATTGAACAGCTTCCTCGAAACTTTCAGCAACTGTTGTTGTTATAATTTCACCAGATTTACCCTTTAATCCATATTTCTTTGCCATACCTAATCTTTATTTATAAATATACAAATAAACTTTCAAAACATCAAGTTGACTTAACATTTTTTATCGGCAGCTGATGATGCAGCCCAAGCGTCTGTTATTTTAATTTACAGTTTTCAAAATGCCAACGTTTACCGTTTCCAGCGTCAACCATTTTTTTACAATACGGACATTCAATTTGTGGTTGTTTTAAACCTTTATTCCAACTGACTTGAACACCTTTCTTACCTTTATTCCATGGCTCTTTACCTTTACTTTTATGTTCATTTTCTGTATAATGTTTTTTTAATGTTTCAGAGATTTTATTTTTTTGTTCATCAGTTTTCGGACCAGTTGAAACACCTTTATTCCAACTGACTTGAACACCTTTCTTACCTTTATTCCATGGCTCTTTACCTTTAGTTTTTGATATTATTTCACCACTATCGTATTTTTTCTTTAATGTTTGAGAAATTTTATTTTTTTGTTCGTCAGTAGCAATATAAGGTGCTGTTGCCCTAGGGACTAATTTACCACTAGCGTATTTTTCTTTTAACGTTTCAGATATTTTCTTTTTAGATAAATCTGATAATATACCAGTACTTTGTCCTCCAGTTTTAAGATTATAATTAGTTTTATCTTTTACCCATTCTTCATTAACTAATAATTTTTCTTTTTCTATTAATTCATCATATGATGAACAAAATTCTAATATTTCTCTTTTAAAATTGTCTTTACCATATTTTTTAACTGCACGTAAAAAATGTAAACCACTACCTATATAACCATCATCAATGTTTTCAGTTTGATGAATACCTATATAGGTTTTGTTGTTTACTAAATTTGTTGTTTTATAAATAAAATATTTCATAAGTTTTTTATTTATAAATATGCGGCAACTTCTGCAAAGGATAAATCTTAGCAAAATTTATCTGCTCCATTGCTGGCAGCAAATGCGTCTGGTTTTACTTTAAACTCATAACCCATACCTAAAATATAACCAACAGCTTGTTGTAGAGCTTTGTTTGATTCATGGTTAGGGTCTGGGTTTATATCAGCGTGTATTTCTAATGGTATTTCATATAAATCTAACAACGGTGCTAATTCATAAGCTACCTCTACTGATTTACCAACTTCAAAAACCATTCTTTCGTTTACTAATTCTTTGTTAGTTTGTTTAAAACCATGGTAATAAGTTGATGATATGATTAGACCACCACGACCTACAATAACACCACCTAAATCTTCAGATGTTTTGATAAGGATAACAGTAGCAAATTTATATGTTCCTTTTTCAGCTTTTTGAGAATCAGTACCTATGGATACTCTTAATGAATAACCTTTTGCTAATTCTTCTTCAATAACTTTTTCCATATATTCTAATATTGGTTCATCGATAACTTTGTCATTTCTTTTCCATTTCATAATACAACTTTTTTAATAATAAAAAGGCCTCAACTGAGGCCCTTATCTTTAAATCAGAGTTGTTGGTAACAACTCTTTTAATCTTTGATAATTTTTGGACCCTATATCAGATTCTTTAACGGCAATTCTATGTAAAGACCCACCGTTGCTTTTATCTAAATATTTAATCTCTTCTGGAAACTCTGTAATTGGGTTTCCAATTAAATTTAAAAAGGTAAGTTTTGTCAACCCACCAATTTCTTTTGGTAAACTAGCTATTCTGTTTTCCGTCAATACAAGCATTTCTAAATTTTTAAGTTTACCTATTGACGAGTGTAAATCGACCATTTTAGCGTTACATATAATTAATTGGTCTAATTTTTTAAACTTACTAATATCTGGTAGTCTAGGTATTTCTCTTGTCATGAATCTAATCGTAGGTGTTTCCTCATCAATCAACTCAAACAAACTTTCGGCAAACCCAAATTTAATTAAGAAATCCAAATAGTTATTGTTTTCGATTCCTTTTTTATAACCTTTTGCCATCGTTATCAATTCCTCATAAAAGAAATTAGATATACCCTCACTTTCCATCAATACGTTTTCAAATATACTAACGTTCTGTCCGTTATGTCTATCTTTTAACTGATTTGTTTCAAAATGTATTTGAAATAATTCACTAGTTTTACCTTCAAAGAACGAATTTGGTACAATCACATAGATATTAGAATAATTACCGTTAGGTTTTCTATAATTCTCTGTGTAATTTTTAAACATACCATTTCCTTTTCTAGCAGTACACCAGTTTGCATAACTATCAAAAGCTACGTTTGCTTCTGTTGTCTTAGGAATAAAAAGTGTGAACTTTCTATCTCTAACTGGTATTTCCGCTTGTCCTATTTCCACAAATTTTAACAACGTTTTCTCCAAAGCACTTGGTGTTTTTTCAATAAACGGGTCGACAGCATCAAACAATTGAGATAAAGATTTATATTGGTTGATATCAGTTGGGTCGGTCACATCTTTTAAAATGTAACTACCTTTACACAACTCTTTAAACTTTCTCTTTCTTTTGTTGTCTTCAAAAATACTCAAATATTTGTTTGCTTGTGGTAAATCTTCCATTACCAAACGTATTGCCATTTGATAACTACCATTATTTTTTTCGTCAGTATCTTTAATCAAACGAACAAATAAGTTCATCATCCACTGGATATACATTTTATTATCTGTTGGGTCAGCACTAATCATATCTGAATAAACACTTGAACAAACACTTACTTTTTTTATTTTTCTCTGTTTTTCATTAATTTTTTCAGACAATATACCTAACACTTCATTGTTGTTAGACGAAATCAATCTAGGGTTGTACCCATCCTCCACCAATGATTTTAATTTATCTTCAACAGCTGTTTTGTTTTCTTCATCACATTCAAAAACATCAAACAATTCAGCCAAAAACGTTAATCTATCTTTTATATTTGCCACCTCCATAAATTTTTATGTAAAAATACAATTAATTTATGATTGTATCAATAGATTATTGAAAAAATCTACCGAAAAAATCCTCATCAATGTATTCTTCTACTCTCCTTTTTAAAAACCAAATTAAACCGTCAACATTTTCACTCTCTCTATTTATGATATCCATCAAAATAATGTTTGGGTCTTCACCATCTGTTACTCTATATTTTATCTCTTCCATAAAATCTTTTTTTGTGCTTTCAGTTAAAACTTCCACGATTAAATTATATGTTTCCCATCTGGCTTTTCTCTCTTCATCTAATCCTTTAAATAAATTTATTATGTGACTATTATACGCTTTGTCTAAATTTGTTCTTCTATTACCACCAGATTTGAATAATATGTTTTTTGTGTTCATGATACATACTTTTTAATTAAATCTTATTTATCTATAAATATCTTCAAGACACCAATAACACTAGAAATTAAAATTCTTTTTAAAACATAAATGTGTTGATTATAAGGGTTTTAAAGCTAATTATTTGAAAAACAGTATAGTTATTTTTATGTTAAAAATTTCTTATTTTATTATACAATCTTTCTAACTCTGGGGTTCTAAATTGCATGGTCTCTAAGATTTCTATACAGACTTCATTTGGGTCTAAATTTTCGGTTAATTTATATTGAAGTTCTTTAACTTTAAGCATATCTTTAAGACTATTTTTTAATTCTAAAATTACTTGATTGTACGTAACCCACGCTCGTTTATGATTCATGTCACCAACAATAAGAATTTCTATGAGCTTATTTTCATATTCATGCTCAAGCAACGTGTTGAACTCCCCATAGTTCTCCCTCAACACACGTCTTATTTTGGTTTTTAAATTCATTTAATGCATGCTTACATTCTTTGTTAATTGATAGTCTTCAGATATTTTATTCCCCATCCAATCTCTAATCACTTGTTTAGTGAACTCTTCACCCATATTAAATTTGGATTTCATATATTCATATAAATCTTTTGGTGAAATGATTTCCTCATCTAATTTAATCATCACCATAGGTTTTTCAAAATATTCACCACCTTCACGCACAAAACGCTGTACTGGCTCGTATGATTTATCTAAAAACTCTTTCATAGTCTTAACCATGCTACTATGAGCTGTAGATTCAGTGATAGATGTCAATCTATCAAACTGTGTTTTTGTTATTATAAGTTTTTTCCCCATATCTATAAATATCATTATACCATAAAAAAAGGCCCTTATTAGGGGCCTTATTTTTAGTTTTCTAGTAATTCGTTTATAATTTTCTGGAATTCTTCTTTTCCTTTATACCCCACGATTCTCCTATCCTTCAATTCTACCCCGTCTTTGAAAAACATGACCGTTGGAACACCTCTTACACCGTATTTTACCGCTACATCGGTAGACTCATCTACGTTAATCTTACCAATAGTAATGTTGTTCTGTTTATTGTCTTCATAAAGCGAATCAATAACTGGTAATAACATTTTACATGGACCACACCATGGAGCCCAAAAATCTAATACCGTGATGCTTTTTTCTTTTAAAACATCTTCAAAGTTTTCTGTTGTAACTTCTGTTGCCATTTACTTAAATTTAATTTTTTGTTATAGTTATAAATATACAAAATGTATTCAAAAAATCAATGACTGATAGAACAATTATTACTAATTTTTTATTGAAAGAGTTTCCAGATGACCACCCAACAATCTATATCTACGTGTGTGGGCAGAAAAGGTCTGAAAAAACTGCAATAGATAAAATAATGAAACTAACCCATCAAATTTTTTGTCCACCATTGTCAGAATTTTTTGTGTTAGAAATTGTGAAAGAATTTTTATCCGAAAAGAAAACTCTATACAAACAAGGTCTAATCAAAGTTAAAAGTTATTATGATTAATTAAACGAAAACGGAAAAGACTTTTTGGTTAAATAAACACACTTCTCAAAATCTAAACACCTATCAGAAGCAAAAAATTCTTTTATGTATTTTACCGATGTATCCGTATCAAAATTATATATCAATCCTAACTCTAAAACAATCATCATAACTTCACCCATTTCTCTTTTATCTAATGGCGGTGTTTCCAATGATTTACTCATTGTCCTACAATAATTAACATATGTAGCAAAATTAGTTTTCTTAAATAATTCAAAACTAACTTCACAAATAGTCAAATAAACATAATTATCAAATTTTGTCATAACATTTTAACTTTTTTAAATACTTATTTATATAAAATTTTTAACACTATGGATGAACAATTACTAACAATCGATGATGAAATCGTAACAACTGAAGAAACAGTTGATGAATGGGATAATCACATAGGTGATAATGTTTCTTTTTAATGAACGAAATTGAAAACAATATGATGATGCGTTTTTTAAAACGAAACTATCCAGTTATTAGGATAAAAGATAAACAACGTTTTAAAAGAGCCATCGTATCTGACAATGGTGGTACTTATTTTTTAAGTGATGAACACTCACACATTGTTTTAAGAAACTACCTAATTCAAACCCTTAAAACAGTTTTCTACTGTGATGAAAACTCCAGTAGAACTGTTTTAAAGGAGTATCTAAACCTTTAATTACCATTCTTCTATCTTCTTTAGCGTTAATTGTGTCCAATATCTACAATTATATCCATCTATATTAGCATACATTTCTTGTATTTGCATAACAATAGTCTTTTCAGCATAGTTTAATATTTGACCGCTAAATGGTCTAGAACTACCACCCAAAAGTTGTTGTGTCATACCATAAACTGGGTCTTCTACAATTGCTTTGTTTTGATTAAAATAATAAACAGCGTAATGTTTAGTGGTATCACCATTTAACACAAACTTCCCATAGCCAGGAAATACACTAGGTCTATAAAATGAGTAAGTCGTTGAGTCTTTAATGATAGTTTCAATATCAAACATACTACCACCCCATCTCATACTAGAGATATTTTTTGTGGGGTCAAAATGATGATACATTGTTTTCTGACCAGTTTCTTTGTTATCAACAAACATAACCGCATCAATAATTTTAAATTTACCCCACTGTGTTATTTTTAACGTATCAAGTGTCTGTGGGGTCCCGATTCCGTTATTGGGTTGTATATTTTCTTTTTTACAAGAGGATAATACAAATAGTAAAAAAATAAAAATGTTGATAACTGATTTCATATTACTTGTTTTTGTTATCACAAATGTAATAATTAATTTCTAAATTATCAAATTTTTATAAAAAAAATTATAATGTAAACGTAATTACTTGTATTTCACTGGCAAAAAACCCAGATTCGTTACTACCACCTAATACTATCTCTATATCATCATTCACCGTTACAAGACCACTACCAGATTCATTTTCAACTTTTATAGCATTTTCCCAATCCAATTTAATGTTTATTGTTTCAGTTCTAATATCTTCATCATTTTCATTATCAGCATAATATTCAATTTCGGCCTCAATCACTTCTGGACCTTTTATATTATATAATGATATACCTCTTATACCCCAGCTTTTATATTCGACATCAATATCAAAACTAACTCTCATTTTTGTTGGTACGATATCGTTTATTTCGTATGGAAATTTAAAATCATTACCAGTGCTAAATGAAACATTCACTTGTGTATTGTAGGTGTCATCCATACCTTCAGAAAGATGTTTAAGTCTTTGTAATTGACCTTCAGTTATTTTAATCTTCATAATTCATTTTTAATATAAATATTCTTGATTTTGTTAAAATTTTTATTTATATTTAATCATGGCAAATTTAGACTTTAAAACAGATTTAAAACTAGGTAATGATGGTGAAGATATTATCATAAATTTCCTAAGTAAACGAGGTTGTAAATATATCGACTCAAACCACGATAACAAATATGATTTGAAAATGTTGAAAAACGGTGTTAAAACAACATATGAAATTAAAACAGATGTTAAATGCGCACCACTATTTGACACTGGAAATATATTTATAGAATATGAATCAAGAGGTAAAGCATCTGGCATTAGTGTTACTGAAGCTGATTGGTTTGTTACCCATTTCCTTTATTTAAAAGAAATATGGTTTATAAAATCTAGTAAATTAAAAGAGTTAATCAACAATAACAATTTCCCTACATTTAAAGATGCTGGTGATATTGGGAGCGCAACTCACGGATATTTAATAAATAGGAAACAATACAAAGAACATTTTCATGTCTACAAAATCTAAAAAGAAATTATTGGTCGAATTAATACCAACAACATGTCACTATTCAAACGTTAGAACAACAGTTAAAACTGAAGAATGGGATAAAATAAGAAAAATATCTTACGCTGCCGCTGGAAATAAATGCGAGATATGTGGTGATACTGGTAAAAACCAAGGTAAAAAACATAACGTTGAGTGTCACGAGATATGGGATTATGATGATGAAAACCATATTCAAAAACTAGTTGGACTAATTTCATTATGCCCTAACTGTCATATGACAAAACACATAGGTAGAGCAATAGCTATGGGTAATGAAAAAGTATGCTATATTCAACTAGCCAAAGTAAATAAATGGTCAATGGAACAAATACAGAAACATATCATTCAATCATTTGAGGTCCATAAAGAACGTTCTAAACATGAATGGGATTTAGATATTAGTTTATTGGAAAAAGAACCCTACAACATAAAATTAAAACCATTTAAAGAACGTATATTCGAGATAAAAAAGATAAAAAGAAAACCCAAGAAAAAGAAATTACCAACTGATAAAAAGAAAGAACACCCAAAAGCAAAAATTGCCAAAGTTCTTAAACCAAAATCAACTGGGACAAAAAGACCACCAAAAAATCAATAATGTATTAAACTCCAGTTACCTAAATTATCTTCAACTAAAGCGGTTTTAGATTCAACCCAATCACCAGAGTTCATATACTCAATCCCATCTATCGTTCTAATTTCTGCTTTATGTATATGACCACATATAACACCATCAAAATTTAAAGATTTTGAATGTGTGACCATATGGTTTTCAAAATCACCGATAAAGTTTGTTGCGCTTTTTACTGAATCTTTAATTTTTTTAGATAATGAAAAATATTCTTTACCTCTAAATGCTCGGTATTTGTTATACCATTTATTTATCCATAAAGTCAAATCATAACCAACTGAACCTATTTTTGCTAACCATTTCATTTGATTAACAAAAATGTCAAAGATATCCCCATGTAATATCAAATATTTCTTACCATTTAAACCATAAAAGTCCATTGTTTCAACAATGTTTATGTTCCCTAATGTCAAAGGAATAAAATCATGTAAAAAATCATCATGATTTCCTCTAACCCAAAAAACTTTTGTTTTATAAGACTTCTTCATTATTTTCCTAACACATCTCATGTGTTCTTCAGTCCATGAATTACCTCTTTTTAAAGCCCAGCCATCAATAATGTCACCGTTTAAAATTAATGTTTCACACTCTATTTCACTTAAAAATTTTGATATGTCTTCCGCTCTGCTGTAATTTGAACCCAAATGTAAATCAGATATAATGATAGTTCTATATTTCATGACCAATAACCAACGTCTTTTTTAAAATATTCTTTATTATTTTTGTTTAAAATATTTTTTGTAAAATACTTTATCATATTTAAAGTGCCTAGTTTTTTAAAACGTCTGTCATCAGTATATGTATAGTCATTAATTATTATATACTTAGACCTACTAATTTTTCTACTTAAAAAATAATCTTCACAATGTAATAACCCTTCATCAAAACCACCATTTTCAAAAAACAAATTTTTTCTTATCATCATATATGAACCAACAACAAATGGTTTGTCCAATTTAGATAAATAAAAAATAAAATTACATAACCCATATACCATTTTTATTTTAAAGTTGTTCTCAATATTTAATAAACAACCTAAAATATCGGCATCTTTTTTTAAAAACAATTTAAAAGAATCGTATATCAGCGTATGATTTTTAAAATACACATCAGAATCAATGAATAATAAAACATCACCATCGGCTTCAATAGCACCCAAATTTCTACCAACAGATGGTAAACCACCTTTTATTATTTTTAAATTAGGTAACCTATCGAAATATGATTTAATTATGTTTACTGTATTGTCAGTTGACTCAGCATCAGCAACAATTATCTCCACATTCTGAGGTAATTTTTGGTCAACTAAAGAATCTAATAACTTACCTATATATCTTTCTTCGTTCTTACAAGGTATAATAATTGATAACATTGCACTCATATCTATAAGTATTTTATGATAACTAATAACAATGTTAAATAATTGTCAACTTTAAATTACCTTCTGTTATTTTTCTCCATCAACTCTTTTAAGAATATTTCCATAGCTGAATGGTTATCCAACATGGTTTTGTATTTTTCAGTTCTGGACCCATCAACATCATCCCACGCAATATTGCAATTAGGGCATTGATAATAACCGTTTTGACCAGTAAAGTCATAATCACCATCTGATGGTTCAATATAAAGCAAATGACTGAACCTTCTAGGATTTTCTGGTGTCCAATTATATAATTTATAGGCTCTCTTTAGTAGTTCATCTTCATTAAGCATTGGAAATGATTGTTTTAAATATTCCATCGCATCACCTTTGTCCCATGAATAACGACACTCTGGACAGTTGCCACTAGCGTTTTCTTCAGTTATTTTATATTTTTCCACCATTCTCTATAATTTTATCTAAATTCTTTTTAACATACCATTTGCAAAAATCTAACACCGCTTCGTATATGGTTTCTTTCTTTGTTTCACCTCTGGCACCAGAAGCTACTTCAGCCCATGTACCACATTCATTGAACCACATTCTATGTACTTTACCGTTGGCAAATTTCTCAATCGTACTAAAATATCCCATATCCTCAATACAATCAACAGCATACATAAGCAAAGACCACTTTTCTTTAAAGTTTATTTCTTTATCATCATAACGCTCACCATCAACAATGTGCCATTTCTCATATGAGTGCAAATAATGTGTTTCATGAGTTTCTGGTTTACAAAACGCCAATATTAACGTTTGGTTCATTCTAAAATCCATGTCTGCTTTATAATCCTCCCAAGTTTTGATTTTGGTATCAAATTTTAAATCTAATGGTTTGGTTTTTCTATTTTTATGATAAGCGTCCCAATCTAAGATGCATTTTAAATCCATAATGTTTATTTTTTACAAATATACGCTTTATTTTCCAGAAATTAAATCCTTTAATAACAAAAATGGATATTTATAAATAAAAATTATTATGATAATATTCTTAACCGAAAATCAAAATATAGAAAATTATTCAGTTCCATCTACAAAACAAGCAATAGATGAGATAGATGATATTTCAAATAGTATTTCTGATAACATATCAAAAGAAGTTAAAATACCATCAGATGTGCTTAATAGTTTCGCTATTAAATCTGAACTTAACCCAAAAATTTGGGAAGGTAACAAACTTAAATCGGTAGTTAGAACAAAACTAATTAAAATAGCTAACGATTTCTTCAAAGAACTTAACTTACCAGAAAATGTTAAAATGGTAGACATTATCTTTACTGGTAGTCTTGCAAATTATAATTGGTCCAAATTCTCAGATATCGATTTACATATCGTATTAGATTTTGACACAATAAACGGTGACCAACAATTCAAAGAAGATTTCTTCCATGCTCAAAAATCACTTTGGAATCAAGCACACGACATCACAGTTTATGAATACCCAGTTGAATTATACGCACAAGATAGAACAGCTAAACTAGTAGCAACTGCTATCTACTCAGTTAAAAAAGACAAATGGGTGTTGGAACCAAAAAGAGAAGAATTTAAAGTTAACAAAAAGGTAATCAAACAAAAAGCTGATAGATTTATCGATAGACTTAAAGATATAAGAAAAGATTACCAAGAAGGAAACCTAGAATCAGTAGTTGATAAAGTTAAAACGCTTAAAGACAAAATCAAAAAATATAGAACTAGCGGTTTAGAAGATGGTGGGGAATACTCTATCGAAAATTTAGTTTTCAAAACACTTAGAAGAACACCATTTATGGATGTGCTAGATAGCTACAAAGCAAAAGCTTATGACAAACTAATGTCAGTAAAAGAAAACTACGAATTCAAACAATCAATAAAAGAATCACTTAGAACAATCACCGAAGCTAAAAACTCTACAAAAGACGATTTATACAGAACAATGTTTAAAGTGGCAAAAGCTAACGAACTATATGGTGGTGACCCATACTTCAACAATCCAAACGAAGGACAATGGGTTGGTGCAGCAGTGGTAAACATGCATGGTCATGTTAGAATTACTAGCTATAAACATGCCGCTGGCGATGTTAGAGCAATGGATTTAGGTGGTAGAGGTGAGTCAGCTTTTTATAAAGAATTTAAACTACATGCTAATAGAGGTATAGAACATCCAGATACTTATTCACCAAAAACTGGTGATGCTAAAACTAGAGGTGGTGTAGCACAAAGGTCAGAAAGAAGATTTAGAATGGAATTACCAGCTGGTATCGTTTCTTCAACTGGTGAAAGCTTTATCGATTTTACACTACCAGCACCAGGCTCTCCAGCCTCAGATACTGAAATAAAAGCATACATAATTTATGGTCAAGAAATAATCGATTTCGTTAAAAAGAATTTACCAGATTATGACGCTTATACAGCTCACGGTGATGCTGCTGATTTATCAAAAGAAAAAATGGCTGGTGACCCTAAACTAGAAAAACACAAACAAAGAAAAGATGCAATCATGGCCCTACAACAACACTTGGGTAGAAGACCATTAGAAGCAGAAATTCAAAAATATATTGAAACTGGTAACCTACCAGAAAAAGGTGGAACCAAAAGTCTATATGACCCAGAAGAACTTGCCAGAAGAGAAAAAGAAAGACAAGCTGCGTTGGATAGAATTAACAAAGCAAAAGCTAGAAGAGGAATATAAAAAAAGGGGTTTTAAAACCCCTTTTTTATTTTAGAATGGTAAATCACCTTGTTCGGCTATAAACAAGTCCAAATTGTTTGGTACACTAATAAATCTGTGTGACATTAACTCATATTTTTTCACATCTTTGTTGAACTCATCAATATACTCTTGTACTTCAGCATATAATTCTTTTGGGGCATCACAATTGCTATAACCCCTAAATTGAGCTATGTGCAATATTTTATCTTTTAATTCTTTATTTCGGTCCCATGGAATGCTAAATCTTAAATCCAACGTATAAGCACCAATAGAAAAAATAGCACAAGTACCACTGTTTACTTGTGGACTATATGTACCAACACAATGACTTTGCTTTTTACCCTCAGCTATCAAATCATGGTTTGATATCAAAATCTTATACCCACTGTATTTTGCAAAATCTAAATAAACCTCAGCGACATTCAACAAAGACAATGGTTCAAATTCCAGAATAACATCAATGTGTTTTTTATACAACTCATCATGGAACTGCTTAAATCGTTTCTCACCCCACGCACAATTAATTTTTTCATTAAATGATTGAGCAAATTTACATGTATCTTGTAATAAATGGTTTCTTAAAAATTCTGGTGTTAACTTATCTAAATTATAAAATAAATGATTGTATTTCTTCCAAAGATATCTAATATGATGCGCTTCAACACTTACTTCAGTTAAAACTTTTGCAACATTATGGTTAACACCAAATATGTGTTTAATCAACTTTTCTCTGTTAAATAATTTTTTCTTTAAAATAGTGGTTAATGTTATATGATGAGTCAAATCCAGTTCAAGAGCGTTTCTTATCCAACCAAATTTGGATAACAAATATTTTTGAACGTCACTGTGATAACAATAGTTCTTAAAGGTAAGAACAGTTAAAGGTTTGAAATGACCATTTATTTTTAAATAAAAAGATTTGGTAGCATGCTTGTAAATTATAATATAATCAGTCTTATCACGCCTATAAATTATATTATTCTTTGAAAAAGAAAGATTGTTAGTAAAATGAACTACCCTAAAATCTTTGTTGTCGTATTCATAAACATAAATACTAGATTCAACGAACAAACCGCTAGATTCATTTTCAAAGATAACTCTAGCTTTGTTTCTGTCCTTTTTGTAGATTTCAATTAACTTTTCTCTTTTGCTGCTTTTAGATTCGGCCAATTTAATACTTACAAAATCGGTCCGTTTGTTTTCATCTTTTTGTTTCATGTAATTAAATTTTTTACAAAATTAAAACTATTTTTCGGAATAACCAAATAATTTTCATTATTTTTTCCCAAAATGTCTAATATAAGTCATTAAACACCTATTTTTTAAAACATTCCATCTCTTTTTGTTGATTTTTATACCCAGCAATTTAGCCAATTCCAAACCCCTTTCCCATGCCTTGTATTCCTCTTCTATCGATGATACATAATACCCAATCCTTCTTCTATACTTGTTTGGTTTCACCGATTCAGCATAAGCAACCGTTGGCAAAACCTTCTTGTATTCAGACCAATCTTTCCTTAACTCATGATGACCCAATTCACGCAAAAACTCATACACTTGAAAATCAAACGCCTTGTCCTCTATCTTTATTGTGTTCGGTTTGTTTAACTCAATCCAATCAACTTGTGATGTGTTATCATAATTCATAATAACCTTAAAACCTTGTTCTTCAGCATATTGTATTAAAACTTTTATTGATTTTTGAAACTTACAAGACATATATAACCTTTACTATAAATATCACAAAGGTTATAAATAAGTTAATAAATAATCGTTGAACTTGAGTTTTTAAGGAGTTTGTAACTATCAATAATAACTTTGTTTTCGTGCATATATGGTACCAAAATCAATTCACCCCTACATTCTTCGCCACCAGTAACACACTTCTCTTCGACAGCAATGGTTATTTTAAAATCATTCTTTACGCAATTAATAATGGTTTTTGGGTGCATAATCTCCAAATACCTAGAATCCACCCAATTATAATTATGGTCATGAGGTGGTCCCTCATTATACACATAACCAATTTGCTCTGGAGTTGCGATTACTTTGTAAACGTCAGATTCGTAATGTATGTTTGCAAATTCATCAATCACTTTCCATCTGTCTTCCTCATCTATAAACAAACCGCTTACCTCATATATGGTTCCGTTGCTATAAAATAAGTCATGAATATTCAAAAATTCAGAAGATACAATAACTGGCAATAACGGATATAACCCACCGTTATGATAACCACCTTCAACACCATATAAATAATACATGAACCCCAACGGGTTATATTTTATTTCATCCACCCAAAAGAAATCTTCTTTAATTATTGGTGGTTCTGGTGATAAAGATACATGAGTACCATGTGTTAATGGAATGGCCTTATCAATGATAAATCTTAAATCGTATTCCTTAATTTTAAATTCTACCATAACTTTTTATTACAAATCTACTAACATTTTTTTTATTGTGCAATATTGAAATTATTCTAAAATATAAGTATATTTGTTAAAAAATTATTACCATGCCAAAAGTTATATTAGAATTCGATTCAATTGAAGAACAAACTGAAATGCTCTCAGCAATAAACGGTCATAAATGGAAAGCCGCAATGTGGGACTTGGACCAAGAACTTAGAAAAACAACCAAATACGGAAACTCAGTTGTTAACCCAGATGAAGAAGCATCAGACATAGAATACGAAATAGCAGAAAAATATAGAGAAATGCTTAGAGATATCATATCTCAATGTGGTCTAACTTTAAACGATTAATATGAATACCCTAACAGTTACTGATGAACAACTACATATCATCCAAGAAGCACTAGACTTCTATTCCAGAATAGGTATTGGTCAATTCAATGTCATAAAAGACCACCCAACTTTCCAAGAACACCTATACAATGAGTTCGCACCCAAAAAAGAACTAGAAGTAGGTGATAGAACTCAACGTGGTACCATAGTGGAAATACACCCAAAAAAGAAATGGATTAAAACAAAAGGAAGTTGGGGAAACGGTGAAGAAATAAAAAAATGGACTGACGTGGAAAATATAAAACATTCCACAGATTATTCAAAATACCATGACGTTAGAGATATTGTAGACGCAGCACTTGTATACCCAAGAAATAGACTCATGAATGATATGGAATTATCACAACATGCATCATGGGGAATACATAACGAAAATGCTGATGATAGTTGCAGAATAGCTTTTGATATCATACAAGTCATAAGACATGAAAAATGGAAAATTAATGAAAATAGGTCACACGCAACAGTAGATTCTCATATACATTTTACTCATAGAAAAAACAACAGCTCAGATAAAATAAAATGCAATCTTAATGTATATGAATTTAACGGAAAAATAATTGAATAACTAAACCTTATGTCTGTTCTTTAATCGTCTTCCATATAACATCAAATGCAAATGATAAGCACATAATACATAAACATTGAACACCTCAAACCAAAATAACCCAAATAACCACCAAACAAAAAGTCCAAACACATATATAAAAACATAATAAGAAAACCTTTTTATATAAATCAATGGATATACACACGTTAAGAAAAATAACGTTGCCAATATATTATGAAACATAGGACTGAAATCAACAGAGAACGCTGTCAACATCAATAAGAAAAATGATGGAATCTTCCACCTCTTCATGCTGAAAAAGAAAAAACTTGTAACAGCATTCGTTATTATAAACAACGGCTGAAGCATCGTCTCCCATGTGGATGATATGGAAGGAAAATCAACCCCAAACACACAAACAATTATTATTGGCTGCAACATAGCCAAAAATACAACCAATTCCCTTAATATAATCCCCTTCTTCTCCAACATAATTTTTCCGTATATTTATAAATATAATTTAATACATCATGAAATCAATAAAAAATATACTTAGAACAAGATTATTGGAATATACAACATTTGCCGATAAATACGGAAAAGAAAAATACGTGGAAGTACCACAATCTGATATGAATATATTCGCAGATAAATTTGCAGAACTAATTAGAAATGCATACGCTGATAAAGGGGGTAACTTTGAAATACAATCTGGAAACGATATCCTATCCAGTGACCTTAAATTCTGGATGGCAAAAGATATCGATGATGACCCAGATGCCGATATAACTTTCGGTGGCAAACAAACACAACACGGAGTTAAACTTACAGCAATGGGACAAGATGGTTCTCGTGAAGCCAAAAAAGATAGCGTCCTTAAACTTATTGACCTTATGAATACAAAAGGTTTCTATATCGAAATGGATTTGGACCTAGCACAAAAATTAAACCTATCCCCAGTAGAAGATGAACAAAAAATTAGAACCGTACTTAATAAAGATATTAACTATATAGGCAACGGAGAATACGAAAGAACTATCGCTGGACACCCACATAAAAAAGTGGTTGTGGGGATGCCTAAATAATTTGACCAAAAAATTCTGAAAAAAATTTTTTAAAAAGAGGGGTGCCTCTTTTTTTTTACCAAAAATTCCCAGAAAAAAATTTTTTGAAAATAGGGTGTCTCTTTTTTTAAGTAAAAAATTTCCCAGAAAAATTTTTCGTAAATACCCCCTCTAAAAAAAGGTCTTAAAAAATTTCTGAAAAAAATTTTGCGTAAATCATCATGCCCCCATATAGCGACCATACGGGGGGGTATATACGGGGGGGTAACGGGGGAGGGGGTTACGGGGGGAGGGGTGGTATAGGGGGTGTCTGAACGACTTTTATTATATTAGGTATATCTATATACCATTTAATTATTAAAGTTCGTCAGATGGCTTTAAAATAGAAAACTCACTACCTAATGTAGTGAGCAAATCTATTCCATACTAATTCCATATTCGGGTTGCGACTTGGTAAGCAAGGTTGCATAAGATAACAATTATTATCGTGTTCAAACCCAGTTACAGCGTGGACTATTTCGTGTAACACTATAAAGGTTAAACATTCGTTATTTACATTTAACCACGATTCGTTTATGTGGACTACATTAGTATTCAAATAAGCGTAACCACAAGCGTTATTCCTAACTTCAGTATTTACTATCCTAACTTCAATTCGAGGTAGTTTAAAACCTTTGTTTTTTGCCGTATAAATAATACCCATTACTTTACGTCTCAAAGCATAAGTTTCGTTATTCATTTGGTTTAACTTAAAACCATTTGCCGCTTTGTTTTTCATCAATTGTGTTTTCATAGTGTTTTTATTTTGTTTGTTTGTGATACAAATATAGTAATAATATCAATACAAATTACAAAGTGATAAAAATAATTGTTATTTATATTATTTCTAAATAAGAAAAGTCCCGAAAGGGACTTCATTTTTAAAACTTAATAGATAAGTTTTTCAAGTTAATTTGAGTATTGTCTAAGATAAAATTTCTAATCTTACCTTGTCTAAAACTACATATCTTTTCAATCTTTCTTTTCACTATCGTTTTTTCATTTGATTTAGTAGGTTTCTTTTCGATAGGGTTTTTCTCTACGATAGTTTTTCTATTTTCTAAACCAAAGATATGCACTTGGTTTGTTTCTTTATTTATTTTGATACCATTACAGATTTCGATATAGGCATCAATTTGGGCATCACTACGCTTTAAAGTTGTGTTGCCTTCTTTCCTTGCTTTTTCTTTTGTTTCATCGTCAGATAGTCTAATTTCTAAACTATTTAACATTTCGTTGTATGCTAATGTAATTACTTCTACACTAAATTCTTTTTCAAGGGTTTCAAAGATTTCATTTTGTTTTTCAACTAACTTTTGATAGTCGTGTTTTTTAGCGTTTTCGTTACTATAACCGATAGTTAATAAGTAGTTAGCGATATCGCCACTTGTTTTGCTTTTGTAGTTTCTAATACCACAATAAGTAGTACCTTTGATTTTGCTTACAGTTGCAAATAATTCGATGTTTTGTGCTAAATTTTTCATAGTGTTTATTTTTTGTTTGTTAATGATTACGATACAAAGGTAAGAATAAAATTCATATCTGCAAGAAAAAAATGAATTATTTTCAAAAAAGTTTTTCAACAATAGAATGTTAATAACTTTTTTATTTTTTTCTAATTTGTATTGATTTTTTTCGTACCTTTGCAAATTATTTTATTTTTTATTATTCGTGTCGGAGTCTACTCTCTCACTTTGAAAAAAGCGACCTATCTCGGTTATCAACCATTGACAAAACAAAGATAGGAATTATTTTTCAATCTACCAAATTTTTAATGAAAATAATTTTATTTTTTTTTTCGTATTTTTTTTGGTAATTTAAAAAAGTTTCTTATATTTGTATCGTTAAACAATTAAACAAAAACACAATGAAAGCAAAAACAAAAATAACAAAAGAGCAAATGTTAAAAATGGAACGTGCTATTAGTCGTACTATTGAGATAGAGAACGGAATGAGAATGAACCACCACAAAGTACACAAATCTAAAAAAGCGTACAATAGACAAGAAAGTAAAAAAATAGCAAACTTTTATTAAAAAAGTTTGTTATTTCAAAAAATTTTATTATCTTTGTATCGTAATCAAAAAACAAACACTATGTTAAACTATGAGAAATTGATGTCGTATAATCCGACAGAGTATGACAGAATGACAAATAGCAAAGGTCAAGAGATTATCTTTGTTGAACACCCGACAAGAGGTGATGAGTATCCAGTAATCGCTGTGTGTCACGAATTAAAATTGGCTTGTGCTACCGATTTTTTTGATTTAGATGATATGATGGCTGACCACAAAGAATATGAGCCATCGTTTGAGAATGGTAAGTTATTAATCGGTGAATTTGAACAATAAGATGAAAAGAGGAACGTTAGTATTTTGCAACGAATTAAACGAGAGATTAATCATTGTTATCGAGAAAGACGGAAAAGCAATCGTTAAGAGTCGAGATAAAAAATATAGAGTAATACCCACAGAAAAATTAGAACCTATCGAATGATAGGTTTTTTTTTTGTATGTGCATCTCGCATCAGTGATGCTCGGACATCTTATAGATGTACACAAATGTGTCCACGTTGGAGTCTAGCAACGCAGAGGACGTTGCACAACGGAGTCTACTCTCTCAAAGTGTTACTTCGACCCATCTCGGTTATCAACCATTGATGAATCAAAGATAGTAATAAAAAATGAAACCACCAAATAAATTGGTGATTATTTTTAAATTAATTCTGCGTGTTGTATTAGTGCATTAGCATCGTTGATAAATTCTTCATCAGTCATGTTTAACATATCTTGTGCTGTTTCTTCATCAAACCAAAAAGATACGTTATTATTCTCATCAGAGATATTAAATAAACCTTCTGCCATTAAGTTTCCTTGGTTTAATTTAAATCCGTTTACTTCTCTTAATACTTTCATTTGTCTTATTGTTTATTTGTTTCTGTGTAAAGATAAGAATAATAAATTTAATTTCCAAATCTTTTTTAAAGTTTTTTTATTTTTTTTAGTTATGCTCGGAAACTTAATCCACTACACCATATGCCTACCAAAAAAAATCTCTTACTCAAAGAACTTTAACAAAGGTAAGAATAATTTTTGTAACTACCAAATTTTTTCTTAACTTTTTTTTGAAACCACCTTTTTAGGTGGTTATTTTTAATTCACACAAACTCTCATTTCAAATCTATCATTTGATAAGATTTCAAATGATTTTTGTTTTTTTTCAGCATTAAGAGTTCTCTTCATCATTTCTGCTCTTGCTCTTAATTGCTTTTCAATTTCTTTTGCAACTCGATTAAAAAATTCTTCTCTGTTCATTTTGTTTGTTGTTTATTGATTACCTTACAAATATAATACTTTTATTTGAAACCACCAAATTTATTGGTGATTATTTTTAATTTTTTTTGTTATCATAACTTAAAATTCTATATAGTGTACTCCTTCTTCGATTAGTTGATTGATTAATTTTAAATCATTTTCAACATCAACCTCTTCTAATCCTTGTTCAAACACTTCAAGTAAACATTCTACAACCATTGATATATCGTACTGACAACTTGTTTCATCGTTGCTTACCATACTAGGTGTAACTTCATTACGTATGATTTTTTCCACTATCTTTGTTAATGGTGGATTGTATTCAATTACTATTCTACTCATAACTTATATTGTTTTGTTTGAACAAAGATAAGGAATTGTTTTCACAATTCCAAATCTTTATATAGTTTTTTACAAACTTTTTTCCATTAATTCTACAAGGTTAATTCTATCTTGTATGCTACCTAAATCTTGTAATGTAATCAAATGCCTTACAAAACTTCCGTCTGCCTCTACAACTAAAATACCCTCTTTTGTTACTTTAAGTGGGTGTACGTCAAACACATTACCACTCATATCGTTTCTCATTTCAAGGTAATCATCGGGTGTTTCGTGTTCCAAATCAACCTCATCAAAGATAACAATCTCATCATTGGTTTTTAATAGTTCACTAAAATAGTGAGATACTTGTGTTTCTAATAAATCTAAATCGTTGTTAAAGTTTTTGCTTGACATAATTTATTTGTTTTAATTATTATAGGTCAAAGATAAATAATTTTTAGGACTTATGCAAATTTTTATTTAAATTATTTAATAATTTTTTTGTTGATATATTAAAACAAACATCACAACTAATTATTTTACTTGTTATTCTGTCTATTGTTCTATAATCAATTTTTGTTGCTTTGTTATCGCACCAATGACAATTCCAAATCTTTTTTAAATTATTTTCCATATTTCATAAAATTACTATGTTCAATACCACTATTACAACATTAAAAAAGTGGGACACAACTCCCACTTTCTTCGTTTTAGATACCAAACACAAAAGATACCAAAACTCTCGTAATCAAAAACCCACCACAAATAATTGTTAAAGGTAAACACAACTTATCCATAGTCTTATCAAATCTCTCAATCATTGCCAATACTTTCATCTTATTACTTTTTAGTGTTTTCGTTAATTGTTTCAAGTCCAAAATAAATTTCCATTAACATAACTTCTTTTTCGTACATATTGTTTTATTTAATTGATTAACGATACAAATATAAGTATTTTATTTGAAACTACCAAATTATTCGGTAGTTTTTTCTTCATTTTTTTGTATTTTGTCATTAATCAAAATACTTGCAGTTCCAATGATACCAAACAATATAAACAGATACGTTGATAAGATAATTTGGTCATTGTTGTGTGCCACACATAACAAAGTGTACAACATTGTAACTTGTCCGATAATTCCTACGATTGCTAATACTAAAAGTTCTTTTTTCATTTTGATTATGTTTTATTGATTACGATACAAATATAATAAATCTTTTTTAATCTACCAAATTTTTTTTACAATTAATTTTCAGTAGGTTTGCAACCTACATAAAGACAAGGTATCAATGATATTAACCCTACTATCATCATAGTATTTGCAACTATCATTTCATTTTCTTGTTTTGCAACCATTCCTATCATTAAACCGATAGTTAAAATGATGATTGTTGATACAAACCACCAACTCCAATTGTACTGACTGATTTTCATTTTGTTTTTGTTTTATTGATTATGAAACAAAGATAAGGATAATATTTCAATTATCCAAATCTTTTTACAATTATTTTTTACTTAAATTTGGATAAAATAGTTCGTCACCAATTTCACATAGTTGTTCAAGTGTTAAAACATTAAAGTCGTAACAATAACCATTATTATCTATTAGATTAGTTTTTGTTATCTCTTCCAACCATCGACCACCATCTAAATTAAAATTACATCGTTTAATCAAATATGCTTTACAATTTTGATGTTTACTAAATCTAGTTTGTTTTGCAACACGTCTACGTATTTTATTTTCTAAATCAATTCTTAATTTATTTAATCTATCGGTGTGTGTTAATACTTGCATATTGTTTTATTTTATTGTTGAAACAAAGATAAGGAATTGTTTTTACAATTCCAAATCTTTTTAAAATTATTTTGGTAATTTTTCAACAAAATAATTAACAACGTCTGGTATGTATTTTTTATAGTACGATTGGTTATCCATGCACCATTTTTTTACCTCATCTTTTGTTTTAAAAGGTTTCTGCCATGATTGACCTCTCATTATCATGTTAAACATTGGTTCAAGGTCTTGGATAAAGGCTCCAACAGTCCAACCCTCCCAAATGTGTTTGTCTAAATTTATTTTTGCCATTGTTTTGTGTTTTTGATTACGATACAAATATAAGTAATTTATTTTAATCTACCAAATGTTTTTTCAAAATTCTTTGTATTTTTGTTTTTTCTGTCTTTCTATTAAAAGTTGGATTCCAAAAATGTTTTTGTTCTAACAAATCATTCAAAAATTTATCACTAACTTTTTTAGTTTCTAATATACTACCATTAAACATAGGACTATTAAACACACCAACTGCGTCCACATAATTTTTACCTATCTTAACCATTACGTGTGACCAATGATACCAATTATTCACCATTTTAACATCATTGTTTTCAATATAGTTTTTTAAGTCTTTATCACGTGTAACTTTTTGTCTAAATAAAATAACATATTCAAACTTGATTTTATTTTTTGATAAAATATCACCTAACATTTTTGCATACAAACCACAACCACCACTATTCACACGATTAACTCTTTTTTCAATATCATTAATAATATTGTCATATTTTGCTAAAACTTGTTTCTTTTTCATTGGTATTATTGTTTGTTTGTTGATACAAAGATAATACTTTTTTTGATATATGCAAAATTTTAATGAAAAAAAAAATAAAAAAACCTGGTAAAAAGTTTGGTAGTTTCATTTTTATTCCCTATATTTGTATTGTTGATGCGAGAGCGAAACGGGTCGTCCTAATAAGATGAGAGAGTAGACTCCAACCTACCTATATAAAAAAATAAACAAAATAAAAAAAAGTGGTTTATTCAACCACTTTTAAATTATTTAAACTCCCCCAATTATCACATTTTCTTGCAAATGGTTCAGCGTTTGTAAAAATATCATTACCCCACCTTACGGGTTCGTGTTCGACTTTTAAATTAAAACTAAACTCTCTTTCGATAAATTCTAATACCGTTCCATTTACACGTTCACCCGTTACCATTAATGTAACTTGTTTACCAACTAAACCTTTGTAATGGTTTCTTAATTCGTTTACTTTTGTTTCAGATAATACTTTCATGTTTCTTTGTGTTTTGATTACCTTACAAAGATAAGAAAAAAATCGTAACTACCAAACATAATTACGATTTTTTTTAAAATTATTTTATTCTTTGTATTATAACCAAAGTCATTGGATAACCTTTGCCATTTTCTTTTTTATCACTATAATAAAAAATTTCTTTTACTTCGTAGTTCCAACCCGTAATTTTTGCAAAGTAGTTCTCAATACCTCTATCAGACATACAACGTGTATCACCATTGTTTATAGGTGCTAAACCTTTGATTTTAGTTGTTTGACTATCTAAACCTCTCAAAGGCTTTCCAAAAGTAATTGCCATAATACCACCAACTTTTACAATATCATTGTTAATAGCATACTCAATTTCTTTGCTAAAAGTTGACAAGTGACCGCAATAATCTAAAATCAAATGTGCATAACTATTTTCTGTTTTACCATAGATTAATTCACCTATCTTACCAAAATGTGTTGTAGCAATTAAATCGGTATTTTTAAGATTGTTTCTCATATATTTATAAGTCAACTTATCAATTTCTGCACCTATAAAAGCCATTTGTGGTAATTGACTTGCAATTTTTTGTTCGATAACCCAACCAGTATTTGGTAATGTAGGTACTAAACCAACAACCCCACTATTAACAACGTGGTTTGTCATTTTAACACGTGCTACTTCTTTGTTCTCTCCTTTGTGGTTAACGTATGTATTTGTAGTTTTACCTAATTTGCTCATAGCGTTGCTTAGACGCTCTTTCTTTGACTTTGTGGTAGTCTTAGTCGTATTTTCAACTAAACCCTTTCTAACAAGCCAATTTCGTGTGCAAGACACTCTTGGTGTACTGATGTTTAACATTTCAGCAATCTCTTTATTGCTTTTTTCTACATTTGCTAAAATTACTTCTGTTAAATTTAAAGTTTCCATTTTGTGTTTGTTTAATGATTACGACACAAAGATAGAGTTTATTTTTTAATCTGCAAATTTTTTTGCAACTTTTTTTAAAAAAAAATTATTTTTTATTTTTTTCATTATTTTATTTGGAAATTAAAAATATTTGTTTATCTTTGTATCGTTAAACAATTAAACAAATATAATATGACAAACAGACCTATTTATCAAATCGCAAGAGAAATCAGCAAAGATTGGGGAACAAAAGTAAATTATGGTGCTAAACCTTATTTGGATGCAATGCACTGTGTGGCAAATGTAACCGATGGTTATGGTAGTGACAATGCTAAAACACTTATACTTTACTTTTTATCAAATGCTGGTACATGGCGAGGTGAAAAAGCAAAGGAAATTAAAAAGGAATTAAAACAAATGGTGGGGTTGAAATAACCCCCTTTTCTTTGTTTCTATAAATGACAAATGGGTATCCATTACGGATACCCATCTGCTGTAATCAATCAAAACAAACAAACAAAATTAGTGGGTACATTCGAGAACTTTACTCGCCTTCTAATATACTTCTACTTCTAAGTTAATAGTCAGTAGGAGTTTTGTACTTTGTACCCTCTGTTGTTGTCATAGGAATCGAACCTATCTTCTCCTAAACTATGTTGGTTCTCCAATTAATTAGGTAGCATACCCAAGATGCCCTCACAACAATTTTTTTATAAATGTACGAATTATTTTTCAATCTTCCAAATAATTCTTAAACTTTTTTTATTTTCACCGACCCTCGGCACCCCATGTACACCTTTGTGTATAGTCATTGGTGTCACCATTACGATAAACTCTTTTGCTTCATTGAAAGAATTAAATTCAATCGGAACTTCTTTTTGGTCTTCACCTTTCCACGTTACCTCAACCCACTTATCAAAGAATAATAGAAACGACTCTCGTAGCATTATCCTATATTTATCATTCACCTTTTTAATGTTTAGTTGGTCTTGTTGTATCATTTTATTTTTATTGTTTTATCTATTTGTTCATCAGTAAAACTATCACTACCATTAAATGTAAGATTATATACATTCTGTGTATTTGGGTGATACCTATGTCTAAACTCATGTATTAGTCTATTTTTATTTTTAAAACTTCCCATATACTGCCAGGCTTCACCCTCATTCAATGCTATTTTAGGTTCTTCCAACCCCTCATTGATAGGGTGTTTAGCAACGAAGTCCCATATATATTCCCATTCAGTGCTATCTTGTTTTACAAATATTAATTCCATAATACAAATGTAGTAATTTTTTTTTAAATGTGCAAATTAATTTGCACATCTTTTTATAGTTTTTTCTTGGTCTGTTTCAAATAAGTCAGCCAAAAACAAAATCTCTTCCAATATGTCCTTTGATAATTCTTCGTAATTTAACTCATAATCATCAATCGGGTCGCCACTAAAACCATTTGGGGCATATACATTAACAGTAACACCATTAAGGTTAAAACCCTCTGCTAAATGAGTATGGTTACCTGGTGCGGTTACACATGGACTGCAATCAGCTTGTACTTCTGCTACATCAAATGAGCCATAGTTCTCAATGATAGTTTTAATTCTTTTGATAATAGTTCTCTTTTGCATATTGTTTTGTTTTTATTGATTTATAGTACAAATATAAGTATTTAAAATTTAAAATGCAAATGTTTTTCAATAAAAGTTTCAACATTTTTTCCTACCATTGCATCTAAAAACTCATCACTTGTTTCGTCAATTGTCATCACGATTCCTTTTGCCATTTCGGGATACCCACCATTAAAAGTAATAATACCTTTTTTACTTAAATCGTAGTTTGATAAACTTGGATTAACTTCAAATGTAACATATCTTGTTTCAATGTCATCGGGATAACATTCATAAGCTTCTGCCAATAACCATTTAAGCTCATCAATCTGATTCAAAAACATCTCAGCACTTTGTTGTGCAAGTATTGTATCTTTATAAATAAATTGTATTAGTTTCATCTTAATAGTTTTATATCAATTTCTAAATCAGTTCTATCTTTACCATAACGTGGTTCTACTTTACCATTCTTTCTCCACACAACAACAACATAACCCTCGTGTAAAGTTGGTCTTCCACAAATAGGGTCTTGTACTCTACCAACAAATACATTATCTCTTTGATTATATCTCAAATCTTTAATAGGATACCCACCCAAAGTTTCTGTTATTTTATATAAATTTTCCATACATCAAAGATAAGTAATTTATTTCAATCTACCAAATATTTTATGAAAAAAATGAGGGTAAATTTACCCTCACTTTATTTTATCTTTCTACTAAATCAAATACCAACTCCGTATATTCTTTTGGTATCTCTGCTTTTGTTGATACAACACTAATCGTATCTCTCGCCCAAGTTCCAATCAACTTAACATTCCCTTGTTTCTTTTCGGTGTTAATATAAAAGTCACCACCACCTCGTCCGTTGCCCTCACAAGTCAATAATGGTAAAGGGTGTATTTTCCAACCGTCACCGTCTTTTGGTACTTTGGTTTTATTAACAAATTGTTTTTTGTCGTGGTTAACCAAATACTTTGCCGTCAAAGGTGCAACCCCTTTGTAATCGTGTTCGTATTTGTTTTCAACACGTTCATCGTGTATAAGTTTACCGATTGTATCTGCTAAACTATATAAGTTAACCCCCTCTTTTCTTAACTTTTCAGCGTTCCAATACTCGCTTTCTTCATCAGCCAACAATTTGATTTCACGTTCCGTAATTGTTGTAGGGTCTTCGTGGTCTGCATAGTCTCCAGCCCAAACAACTTTTTGTGGTGCTACCATTAATTGTCTTTCAACAAACCTCACAAAAGGGTTTTTCGCCCAAGAGTGTTCCATTAATTTTGCCCCACTCCCAAAATCGTAAGATGATACACTTGCAATTGGTTTTTTGTTCTCTGCCAAAAATACTGCTTTGTAATACTGCCCCATTGTTTTATTTATTTAATTGATTAATATAAGTCAAAGATAATACTTCTTTTTTACAATTCCAAATTTATTTTAAATTATTTTACCAAAATAATTGTTTATTCATATCGGACTTGCTTTCGCACCATTCCAAAATTTGTTCTGCATAATAATGAGTAGTTAAATCACTCAAAAAATTATACATATCTCTATATGGGTTGCCAAACTTTGTAGTAAATTCTTTGCGTATCCATTCTTTTGCGTTTGATTGGTCGCTACCTTTGTTACTACCTTTACTAAAATCCCACTCTTTACCGATGATAGTAATTTTAGTTTTTGTTGCAACTGCTGTAATTATACCACCTTTGCAATACTCTCCGATTTTAAATGTTTTACTTGCCATTGTTTTTTGTTTTAATGATTATAGGTCAAAGATAAGGATAATATTTCACTTATCCAAATCTTTTT